GGTATGTATATGGGTGCATCCAATGGGGAGAGTGGAGGTAAGAAGTTTGAGATAGTTTCAGACGTTACTCATCCCGTAAAAATTAAAGTGTCTCCGAAAGGTAAGAAAGTAGACACTTTTGAACAGGAAATTACTGCTATTATGAATTTTCTTCGTACTGGAGAAGAGCCTAATATTCCTTGGGTAGTTCCTTTGAAGGATGAAAATTTCTTTGACTTTGGAAAGCAGTGGTCGGAGGAAAAATGGCAAGCTTTTGAGGAGAAACTGAGGTGTTTCAATATTCCTTGCTCGATCTATATTTTGCTAGAACGAATGGTATCATTTATTCGTCATCGGCGAGAGAGAGGTTGGGTTATACGTATTGGACATCGTTGGTCACATGGTGGAGCAGATTCCTTAGCACGATGCTTAGGAATTGATTTATCAACGTGTTGGAGCCCTGAATTGGTAGAGGGCGATGCGAAACTCTATGATCAAACTGTGGCTGAGCTTTGGGTTAACTTATATTGGTCGACAATGTCCAATTTTGTAGACCCATTAAGTCAAGATTATTCGTGTTTTGAGAAGGTGGTTAAATTCCTTTTGAAGAACATGATAATGCGATTGACTCAGCTGCTTGGTACGATCTGGGGCGCAGTAAAAGGGGGAGTTCCGTCTGGAGCTTTTAATACATCTCACATGGATTCATGGATCATGGCGATGTATATCGTGCTGTTCTGTGTATGGCAGGTACATACTGCTCCCCCTGAGCATCAAGAGACATTAGAATTGGATCTTCTTACTATTGTCCTACTGATAGTTTATGGTGACGACCATCTCTATCGTAAGGGTCTTGGTATAGGTGGAACATACTTTTCTGGTGTTGCTTTTGTTGACTTTATGTGGAAACACTTTCGAGTACTTGTCCGAGATATGAAAGATGGTGTTTGTTTTGCTTCAGTGACGAGTGCAGGGTGGGTAGTTAAATGTGGTGCAACTTTTTTGAAGCACCAGATGGTACTTAATCCTGATAAAGGTCCAGGACAGCCCAGTTTCCTGCCTTTTCGCGAGTCTCGTGAATTTTTAATACGTTCGATTTGGGGTCGATTGACAAAAAAAAGAGATGTTGTAGATACTATGTTGTCCGTTCTTGGACATGCTTATGGTACTTATGCTTCTAATCGTGATGCTTATGATCGACTTAAGGTTTTTTATTCGGAATTGCTTGTCTCGGAAGGAGTGCATACGGATTTGCCAGCTGCGTTGGCTTCTAGAATAACAAATGATGATTTGAAAAAATACCGACAGATGGGGTTGTCGGTGGAGGAATTAGTTTCTGGTTTTCCTTCATGGGAGACGTTGGTTCAAAAGAACGTCTGGGATGAAGTTTATCAAGATATAACGGCGTACGTTATGGAAGATGGTTTTGAGATGGGAGACTGGGAGCTTGATTAAATATTGTTCATCAATGGTCTTGTAATACCGTTGGTAATGAAAGAGATTGACATTGTAGTAAGGTAGATATGAACTAAAGTCCTACTACAATGTCAATCTCTTGTAATACCGTTGGTAATGAA